CAATCCTTACTGGGCAACTATAATTTGGAGACACCCGGTAAACCTTATCGTACCAACTGCCATTCTTTTTGCCCTCGCAATCATAGTAGCAGTATTTGGACAGTTGGTTTGATCCATCAATCCAAGCATGACCCCAAGATAGAAAGACCAAAGCGCAGATCATGTTACTTCTCCATTAGTCGGTCTATCTTTTCTTCAAGTCTGTCGAATTTACTCATGATCTGAGAAAGAACCTGATTACTGTCGGCCTTACTAACATAGTCTTTGGCCAACTCCTCACGGGTTCTATTGAGTAGGATACGGACGCGATCAAGCTCTTCCTTCTGTGTTTTAATCCACCAGCCAAGACCGCTGATTACTCCAGCAAAAAGTAAATTCAAGATTGCGTCCATTTCCATTTTAGTAACTACCTTCCCAAACGCGGAATTTGGAAAAATCGCCAGACATCATCTTGCGCTTGACCACTTCCTTGGCAGCTTCTGTATCAGACCATGATACACCGGCTTCTTTTAGCCATGTGGCAAGCACAGCGCCGTCTAAAAAGCCAACGAGGCGGTTTTCGCCAGACATGCCTACGCCAGCGGCTTTGGCCGTCTGCACGTCTTTTAGCGCTTGGCTCACGTCGTGGCGTTGCTTAATGACCATGTTGTCATGCTCAAAGCTAATGGTTTCTGAAATTTTAGCCATGTCTTATACGATCTTGGCGCGCTTAGTAGCCGCAGGGGCAGGGGCAGGCATAACATCTCCAAGCACTTTAAGCGCATCTGGGCGAACCCGCATCAGGGTTTCAACCTCTGCACTGGGCAGTTCTGCGGTGTCTCCCTTAGCTAACTTGCCAAGTGAAGTGTGTATCTTGAAGCCTACAACTAAAACTTTTTTCATGTCATTTCTCCGATTGAGTTAAAGGGGCGACAAAGCCGCCCCTTCACTTAGCATATTACGAAGTTGTGTTGTCGTAAATTGCGCCGTTTGCTTTTTCATTTTTTGAGCATAGAGCGAGTTCTGTGGTGACCTGTCGGGTAGTATTGTCGCCATTTTTGGCAAGTGCAACATTCTTGGTTCCACGCAATACTGCGCAGTTCCACATGTCATCTTGCAGGATAAACACGTCGCGCGAACGATTTTCGCGAGAAGGCATAAACTGCACTGTACCCCAAGGTGTCACATAAACTGCAAGTGACTTAACAACAGTTTCGTCGCCAGCTTGTACCGCTGAACGCTGGTTGTTGTTACCAGTGAAGCCCAGAGCAACATTCATCTGGAAAGCTGAGAGATAGCAAGTATCTGGCTTGCCGCCCTCTTCCCAGATTGACTGCATAACGTCGTCAAACTTGGTCTGCGAGAATGCAGTTGGTGTGCCGTCATCTGTACGAGCGTCGGAGCCGTCGCCGGTTGGGTTTGCGCCTGAGTCACCAGACTGGAAGTTCACGTTAGTAATCAACCATGATGGTACACCACCAGTTTTACGCGCAACACTATTGGAGCCGACTACGTTGCCCTGGTTGGCAAACAAAGCCTTTTCAATGTCCAATTTTTGCTCTTTAGCGATGAGCAAAGTTTGGTATGCCAGTTCTTTGGCACGGCCCGCATTGTCTACTGCTTCATCCGTATCGGACACGACCACAGCATTTTTGAAAATCTGTGTGCGTGCGCCAAGGCGGACAGTTGGAGTGACGGCATCGGCAGAAGTTGCGTCACCCTCAATGTGAGCATTTACGGCTGATGCGCGCAATGCTTGTGTTTGCCACTCGACGAGAGTGTTCTTTGCTTTCGTCTTGCTCGACTTGGAGTAAAACGGAGTTGCCGACGGGTCTACATTGTAGATCATGTCGCTTAGGTCTTCCCTGATCCCTACAGAATCATAGGTGTCAAATAAATTTGCTGGCTGAGCCATTGGTGTGTCCTTTCAAAGACTTACTGTTTAAACATCAGGCTTAATGCGTCTGCATCTGAGCCTGATTTCTGCAAGCGCGTTTGCGCTTTTCTACGAGTGTCAGCGTTGCTTTCAGGCCGTTTCTTTGCACCAGCTTTTACCACAGGCCGGGCTTTCTCACCCTTGGACTGTGTTGATTTGCGCTTAGCTACCAACTCACGATATTTACGGGCGTCATTCAACGCGCGTACATATCTAGCATCGGTTACATTCTGCATCTCTTCAGGCGTAAACCCGTAAGAAACACCAGTATCAACCAATGCGTTTTTAATTGCTTCACCTCTTTTAGGATCGGCAATTTCAGGAATGAACTGCGTCAACACTTGTGCTTGCTCTTGAAGGTAGGTCTGATGAGCCGCTTGTTGAGCTTGCGCGCGTTGTCTTTGCACATTCTGAAGTTGGTACATATTTTGGTCGTATTGTGCCTTATTCTCGTCATACTTGAGCTTTTCTTCCATGTAACCAATTGGGTCACTTTCGAATAACTCCCGTGTTGGCGGGATTGGGGCTTGCAAACCACCGTTTTGCGCTTGCTGGTGCAACTGCATGACTTGTTGCTGTTGCTGTTGCAATGCGGCTGCATGCTGCTGAATTTGCTTTCGCGCTTCAGCAACTTCTTGAAACCGCTTATTAATTGCCGCTTGTCCCGCAGCAGATTGCTTTAACTGATCCAGTGTCCATCGCTCTTCCTTGCCGTCAACTTTGACGGAGATAAGGTTGGTGTCTTCAGCCGGTGCTTCTACTAGGTCATCGTCGTCAATTTCGGCATCATCATAATCGTCGTCGCTGGATGCCTCAACGTCATCTTGATCTTCGTCTGCAAACTCAACTTCTTCAGATTGATCGTCATCAGGCTCAATCATTGAGTTTACGGCTTCATCAAGATTATCTCCGCCAGAATTATCTTTTGCGGGTGCCAGTAGGCTTTCTACTGCTGCGTCTAGGGTAGTCGATTCCATCGGTACTACTTCCTCTGTTTGCGATCCAAAAGTGTCTCTGCTGCAAGGGCAGCGTCAAGCGTCACTTCGATCTGGTTTAGCGCACGCATAATTGCGTGAGCCTCTTCACGGGCAGCTACGTCAGCCGCACCACTGTTTGCGAAAATCTGCATTTGATTTTCGCGCACACTCTGCACAAACTGCTGAAAAGCAGTGTCGTGTTTTAAACGACGGGCATCATCTGCCTCTATGCGTATTTCTGTTGTCATTTTGCCAAAAGTCCTTGCATTGCTCCATTCATCGCGCTTCGGTGCATGGCACGTTCTGCGCCAGCGCCAAAGTTTCCGCGCTCAAATCTAGGAAATTTTTTGCCAGTGGCTTTTTCGTAATCCAAAGAAAGCATTCTTGCCGTTTCAACCGGAACCTGCATTGCCTCACCATTTGGCTTGAACCATATAGTTGGGAAGTTAAACGGAATGCCATCGTCGTCTGCCTCTGTTGACAGGTACTCAGTTGAAAGCCCACCAAGCCCCAAATCTTGAGGCTTATGTTTTTCAGGGTCAAATGGCTCAAGGCCAAATGTTTTGCTTAGTAACCCTGTCATTGCGGCATTCCTTGAGCCATGCCGCCAATCATCCGCATCTTATCTTGCTCAGCTTGGATGCGAGCAACATCAACCGACGTTCCATATTCGCCGTAGATTTTAGCTGCATCTACCAGCAAATCTTGCGCCATCTGGTCGCGTTTCAGATCATCGCTGGCTGCTGCTTTTTGTCCATCAAGCTGCAACTTAGCCATGTCAGATTGCATCTTAACTTGAGCTTTTATTTGCTCAGCCTGCAAGAATGCGGCGTTTGGATCGGGTGCTTGACCCTGCTGAGCTTGAGCTTGCTGCTGCATTTGCAGCATTTGCATTTCAATCTCAGGCGTAATCGGCGCAAAATAACGGTCAGCGTTGCGAATGCCGGAGATGGCCAACTGATCGGCCAATGTGTTGCGGATATTCGTCATGCTCACCAAGCCGTTCATCGGCCCGTAAGTTTGGTAAACTGTCATTTGCATTTGCAGTGCTTGGTTAAGCGCCATGATCTTTTCTTCTTCACGGCCAGTGCCAAGCCCCACGTTAATGCTAACGTCGAAAGTTGCGTCCCAGACCCGTGGGTCAACCGGCACAAACGTGCCGTTCATCCGCATCATCTGCTCTTCGTCAACATTCTTGCTCATCAAGCGCAGCATGATGCCAAATAAGTCACGCATACCGTCTGCAAGATTGCGAACCATAACCTCAACTTGACCCGCTGCCGACTGCACAGTGGCCTGCACAGCAGCCTTAGTTGTAGATTGCATTGCGCCCGGGTCTAAGCCCATTGAGGCCCGTGACACACCTGTCTTTGTCTCCACGAGGCTATCTAGGTATGTTAGCGCGCCAAGTGTCTGACCGGCAGTAAATGGCACGGTTAATTCTTGGACTGAGCCGGGTGCGCGCATTCTTACGATTGCGCCAATCTCGTTGTTTAGCACGTCGTCAATGTTAACTGCGCCTTCAACAATACCCAAGCGAGGGTTGTTTGTCATGGCCACGTTATCAAGGATTGAGCGCAGCACAGATGTTGCGGCGTCTTGGTCATCCATAACAATTTCAGCCAATGAGCGGCCATAGAACGTGTGTGGTTCTGGATCAATTTCAAACTTGGCAAACGGCAACTCATCGCATGGCTCAAAGTCCAGCATTTCGTATGCCGTGCCACCGCATGTGATTTTGTGCAAAACTGGAATGCCAGTGCCATCCACGTCAATCCGCATGTAAGCCTCAGTCACGGCAACATTGCGCATTGCTGGGTCTTGCATATCCTCGTCCGACGTATCCATGTCGTAGCCGCGCCGCTCCAGCACTTCAGCATCGGTCATGTCTGAGCCGTCTTCAAAGCTGTCTAGGTTTAAGACAACCTCTGGGTCGTAGCCCATAGCGATTAAATCGCCAGCGCGCATGTCAGTTCTGTGCGCAACTATGTACGCATCGGCAAGGCTGCGAGCGTCACTGTTTACGAAGAACTCTTCCGGCGGAACGCTCTCAATGCACAGCTCGCCTTTTTCTTTCTGGCGGCTTAGTTTTGCGCTGTGGATTGGCATTTCCATCTCTATGCCCATTTCGTCCAGCTCAATAGAAAGCTCAACGCTATGCTCAATTACAGTCACGTCGTCATCGTCTATAAGGTAAGTATATTCGTCGTCTGACAGGTCAGTGAATGTGTAAATCTCTGCC